AAGAACTTTCATGGCCTTTAGATATTTTTTGTTGTTAGCATAATCCTCGGGGTGCATATAGGTAGCTTCCTCCTTATGACCTCTCATATCTTCTTTAAGAAGTTTACGACTAGCCTTTAGAGTTTCAAGAGTAATTAAATCAGCCACTTCATATGGAATTTGAAGCCCGGGGATTTTGAATTCAGATGTCATGTTTAGCTTTCGTTGTTGAGAATTTATTATAACACAGTATAGAATAAAAGTAAACTTATTCTGACACGAAGTCTTTTACCAGCTTGATCGTGCCCGGATGCATGAGAACCTCAAAGTGGTTTGCTCTCACTTCCACTTGGCGCGCGTGTAGCAGCGCTCTCTGGCTAGCCACGGTTACCACACTGTCATTTGGCTCAAACGCAGTAGGCAGCGATCCTGATGTGCTATAGATCGACAAAACTGGGCACGGAGCAGGCAAGTTAGAGAGTGGCTTGATATAGGCTGAGGAAGGTACCAGATCTCGCAAGACCTCTAAAGAACGTAGAACCCACTGGGCATAAATTGCGCCCTTCGACCCCCCGAGTGGAGAGGAGATTGTAACTACTTTTTTAATATTACGAAGTCTAAGATGGGCAATATTCATTGCAATCACCCCACCAAGGGAGTGACCCACAAGAATAACCGGTTCTTTTTTCGGAATCTGTTTAAGAACTTCCTCAATAGAAAGATGTAGAGGTTGTCTAGAGAGATAGTTAGCCGTAGACCCATTTTCACTATAATTCTGAATCATATAGTTAAATGACAGATGGCTTGAATTCAAGCCATGAATAAAGATGATCTTTGTCATTAGAACTCCAGCCTACCAATTCGATCAGCCAAATTGAATTCCACTACCTGCTCTGGAGATAGATAAACATCATGGTCAGTTACTAAGAAACTACGAATGGTATCTTCACATAGTCCAGTATGTTGAATATAATGATCGAGAATCACTAAATCCAATCGATCATACTCTTTTTGGAGATTCCTTAGTTCTGAATACGATCCCTCTGAGCCCGTATTAAAATGATGGGTCATTGCCATACACGTGGGTGTAATGGTTCGAAAGCCTTTGGCACCAGACATGAAAATTAATAGACCAGCGCTTTGAATCTGACCGACACCATATGTTTTAATGGGAATTTTAGATGCAATAATAGCCTCAACAATTGCCATTCCTGCTGCTAGATCACCTCCCTCAGAGTTAATCATTAGAGATAAATCCTTTGGTGGATTATCCAGCATATTCATTGTTACAATCCATTGAACTACTTCTAGAGCAGAATCTGCGGTAATGTCTGAAAACAAAAGAGCCGGACCGAATTTCTCTGTCGGCTCTAATTCTTCGAGTTCGATCTTTTTTGGTTTTGCCATATGTCACCTATAAAAAATATGTCTACCTATTGTCACGGTCTGCCTTCTATTAAACGGACCAACAGATTTATTATGAAAATACAAAGATCCTTTAGTTGTATCTTTGTATTTGTCTGTGGTTAATAATTTATAGGCGATATTTCTGATATGCCTAGGGACAACAAGTTTCTTATTTTTATATTTCGAAGTCCAAGAAAATTGGTGTTTCTGAAAGACCACTGCACAAATGGCATTAGGGAATCTTTTATCTCTAACTCTGTTAAGAATTACATGTCCAACTGCTATCATACCGGACTTAGACTCTCCTCTCGCCTCATGATAGAGATTTAATTCCATACACCTAAGTTCGGTGGATAGTTTAGAAGTATCTTTATTTTCAGGATACTCATTCACAGTGGATATTGGAATAGACACTAATGAACCGATGATGAAAAGAGAAAGAATTATTCCCTTCATTCTAGAAATTCGAAGTTTAAAAAGTTTAAACGCGCCTGGATGATTGCACTTTCAACATAAGGTACAGTTAGGTCTTCTTGTCTTACTGCATTTTCAAAGGCACTTGCTTCGGCTTCTGTAGTGAATGTAACTATAGAATTACTGTGTCCAATCAAATCGCGCCAGAAACATCTGTTATATGAGTTCTCTTCTGGGGCCATATAGAAAGTACCGCACCAGTCAAAAATTTTACCAACTGGCATTCGAACTTGGGTATGGACCTCTGGGTCATCGGATGAGTTTGAATATTTCACCTGGCAGCGCCAGAAAGTTGCACCTGACACAAACAGGTGCATATCATTAGATGTAATTTTCATGCGGCTCCACAAATGTCTTCAGTTTTAATACCTAACGCCTCAGCGTCCCCGCTCGCGCCGAGCAGAACTTTTTTATCATGTACCATTTTTTTCCATTTCTTCAATTCCATCACCCGGGAGTTCGACTGTTATCTCAAACATCTCTGCTTCAGGTAGGCTAAAAGAAACTTGTTGGACAACCAGGTCCGCGTATACAATAACCGTATTCGTTACAACAGTTCATATTTTCTTAGCGTTTGTAGTGGACGGCGCGTTTGTATTGCCCAATTTCATTTCTGTAGATACTGACAAAATGTCCATTCTTTGAACCATCATCCCAGGTCCACGATTTGGTGGTGTTATAACCAATGGGTGAGTAATGCAACTCCCACGCCTCAAGCAAGTTTTCTGACTCAAGAGATGCATTAAGGGTTTCAAAGAAGTTTTGCATTTACATTCCTAGAGCCAACATTACACCGATGCATGCAAAGACAAGAACTGTGGCTACCGCGTACATAAAATCATTCATAAGATCACTCCATGAAGATAAGGAGGGTGACACCAAGAATCGCCAGAGTAGCAAGACAGCTGATGATAGCGGATTTAATAAAGATTCGAAGATTGTTCATTTTATTTAAGTGGGTTTATTGTGGTATTAGTTTATTATACCACAACACAGAATAAAAGTAAAATGTACTAAAAGCCCTTGAGCGCTCGGAACCTCTCCCGAGTGGATATGAAGGCAGGTAGCCAGGTTTTTACTTTCTCCTTGAACACGACCAGTCCAATATCCTGAACTGTCATCACAATCATTATATTAGGTACTGCAATTCCCGTTCGCTCCCAAAAAGCACAGGAATAGAATGCACATTGTTTAAAATAGCCGTGGATCTGATCCCTGGTTTTATATCTAGATGATGTTTTCCAATCGCAAATATAAAGGCTACCACCGATACGCGCAATAAGATCGACTGTCCCAGCAGTCTCTAACCGGTCAGAGTATAGTTTGGTTTCCATTGCGTGTACTTCTTCAATAGAGTCAATGACAGGGATTAGATGCTCAAACATTTCACGATTACCGGCATCAAACATTCCCCATTCATATTGTTCGCCAACTATCATTTTTTCACATGCAGTATGAATTATAGTTCCTCTATTCGCGGCCTTTCGACTAATCTCATTGGCTACTGCATGGCCCACCCGATTCCGCCATTCAGTAATGTATTGAATAGATTCAATCCCTAGAACTGTAGTAACACTTGGATATCTTGATCCAGAGGGAGTTTGATAAAGGCGCCCTTCGGGGCTATTAATCTGTTTGATTTTTGCTATATCGTAATGTATAAATAGTTTAGGTTTCATAATAAAGGGTCCTATGGAAATTAAATTTGAACAACTCCAGAATATCTTACCCACGTGTAATGATATTATAGGTTGGACAGTTCTTCTTAATAAGTATTTGCCAGCGGCTGGAATAGATAGCCCCGAAGAAATATCTAGATTTCTAGCCCAGGTTGGGCACGAATCCGCAGATCTTAATAAGCTAACTGAAAATCTTAACTATTCGGCTCCAGGTCTATTAAAAACTTTTGGTAAGTATTTCGATCATGATCTCGCGATTCAATATGCTCGCCAACCCCAAAGAATCGCCAATCGTGTATATGCTAATCGAATGAGTAATGGCAATGAAGCATCTGGTGATGGTTGGAAATTCAGGGGCGCCGGCCCACTTCAGTTAACTGGCAAAGTTAATTTTCTTACATGTAGTGAGGATTTATTTAAGGATCAACGATTAATTGCCAATCCAGAGCTTGTGCGGTTACCCGATATGGGTTTACAGGCTGCTATATGGTTCTGGAATGCCAATAAATTAAATAGCATAACCGACATGATTCTTCTCACCCGAAGAATAAATGGGGGAAAAAATGGCCTGAATGACAGACTGGCTAGGTATGACAATGCAATTAAAAGTTTAAAGGGTTAGGTTGGTAGATAGTTTGGTTTAATAACAGAAGGAAACTTATGGCAAGAAAATCTCAGACATTCAGTAAACGCACTCGATATGACCGATTCGAGGAAACAGTCCGAACAAAAACAGAGGCTATAGTTTCATACGAGACACCAAGAAAAAAGTTTACCACCCATGATCTGAAGAATATTCATCCTAAAACATATGCACAAGAAAGGGTGTTTGAAGCATTTCAACAAGGTGGTAATTCACTAGTTCTAACTGGTTCAGCTGGTACCGGTAAAACATTCCTCGCAGTTTATCTTGCCCTTCAGGAAATTCTGTCGGGCGAAACACCTTTTAAGAAACTAATCATTATCAGATCAACTGCACCACTTCGGGAAATTGGACACCTACCCGGGACCGTTGATGAAAAAATCGCCATTTATGAGTTACCATATAAACAGCTATGTGATGATATTTTTACCAGGTCTGGCCAATATGAAAAGCTAAAGGAATCTGGTATTATCGAATTTGTTTCTACTTCATTCGTTCGTGGACTTACCTTCAAGGATAGCATTGTGGTGATGGATGAAATTCAAAACTTTAATTTTCAAGAATTGTCAAGCTGTATTACTCGTGCTGGTAATAACTGCAAATATTTTGCCTGTGGTGACACCATGCAGTCTGATCTATTATACCGAAAGACGGATGTTTCTGGATTACCAGAATTTCTAGAAATTCTGAAAATGATTCCTTCATTTCGAGGGGTAACATTTGGAATTGAAGATATTGTCAGATCGGGGCTAGTAAAAGAATTCCTTGTGGCAGAAGAACGATTTGCTGAAATTCAGGCTAGGAGAGACTCCCTAAAGATAGCATAAACAAAAAGGCCAGATTATCTGGCCTTTTTGTTAATCCATTGCTCGTTCACCCGAGTCCCGGCCGGAAGCCAAGTTAGAACGGGGATTTCGTTCCTTGATTTTGTCTAGTACTTGACCGAAACCGCCCGTGTCGGCCTTATGAGTCATCAATCTTTCTGAGTGCCGAGACAGAGTTGGTGTAGATAACATATAGGTTGAATCTGTCCCACCGCAGTATGGGCATTCTTTTAGTTCTTTTTTTTCTGCAATACGGCAACGAACTTCAAATAGTGCGTCACAATCATTGCATTTTTTGTCCCAGGTTGGCATAGTTATCCTTAATAATATGGGCAGATTGATTTGGTGATAAAGTTCAATCTGCAAAACTTCAGACTATATTCAGGCTACTAGAGCGAAGAATTCGTCGGATTGAGTTGCGTTTGCATTTACTCGGGTTTTAGTTTTTGCGTCTATCGCTGACGAGTAGCCAAATAACTTTACTTATTGCGATGTCGATTACCAGAGTCGCCCCATCAAAAGGGCACTTTGAAATGTCCTTTTGGTGGAGCGAACGGGATTCGAACCCGTGTCCATCACACCTTTCTCGCCAAAGGTTTACTACCATTCTTTTTATTTAGTGTACCTGTTTTGAGTAATCGAAGCTCACATTACCTTGATAGAGAAAATCGGTGACTGTTTTTTCATATGTAGTAGTCTCCAATCTATCTCCAGCAATAGTAATTGAATTGCTAAAACCATCGGCTAAAAGCATGGCAATTGTTAGTGCTGCCTTAATCGCTTCATCGATTTCCTCGTTAATGATGTTTGTAACAATCAAAACATCCTCTCCGGGCGTGTCGTCTGCAATTAATCCGATTGCGGGGTTGTATGTAGTTATTCCTTCATCATCATTTTTATAAACAGTAATGAAAAAATAATCGGCAATGACCACTGTTAGATCGGTTTTATCACTCATTTATTATCCTTAAATGGTACAACTTTTGAAAGTTCCTTAAAGCAATATTGGGGTTTCTGATTAGGTCCCCCGCTATTCCCGAATAGGGCTTTGTCGGTGACTGGATTGCTATACGGATTAAAGTTCATGATTTTGTCCATTCCTTGTTTTGTCGGGTGCAGCGGTTAATTGAACGGTCGTGTAGTAGCTCTGGAGTTGTTGGGTCTTTGATATCAGAGATAGAAGGATTAGTGCGATAAAAAACGTCGGGTGGTAGTTCATCTGCATTTACTCTACAATCTGGGGCCATATAGCCGGCATGATAACCCATAACGTAGTAATCAATATCTACAATATGTAGACCAGATACTACGCGGTAACCTTTTTTCATAACGGTATTAAGATCTTTCGAGCCATTTTCGATTTTTCGCAGAATAGCTACTTTTCGCAATGCACTCTTAATATGGCCGATAATTACATTTCGGAGTAAGTTATCGACAAACATCATTTCATCTGGGTCGACAACACCAACAGTTAGTTCAAGTTTGGAAGCTTCCTCGCGCAAGAGCCGTAACAGATTTGCTGCTACTTTTGCATCCATACTCTCAGAAGCGACAGCCGAAACGATACCAGCCACATTTGTATTAAAGGCATTAATGCGAACAGTACATGCTCGTGTTAATTTTTTGTTATCGAGCTCAACTAAACGCCGTGCCAAATAATGTGCGGCAGGAGTTCGACCAAAGGTATTAATATCAAACATTTTCTTCTTTCGTGACTGGAACCAAGAATCCATGTTCGTTGGGTTCAAGAATTTCCGGGCCGATATTAGCAATATCCGTAACCAACGGTTTTCCCGCATCAATTGTATCCTTCACAAAAATTCTACGGATATTGACTTCCGGTAAACCGTTGGCTCCACAGAATGCTACAGCCTCAGTTTTTCTGGCGGAGTAGTTAACTACCCTCACCATATTATCATACACAAGATAACCTGCAAATTTGAACATTAGAATTCCTTAAAGCCGGGTCCGATGAAATGTCGAATGGATTCTACAGTCGTGCCTGTAGAACAATTCTTGATTAGATACTCTAGAAAACCACTAGACTTTCGCTTATATTGGTTTAGTAAGAACTTGGTGTAAAGCGAATTTTGCTTAGCCCACATCGCAAAGTCTTTATCAGTCTGAAAACTCTGAGATTTGTATAAACCCTCAATCTCTAGGATATGCTTTCTAATATTGTCACGGACTGACTTTTCATAATTTACAAGCCGTACCTTTCGATCTTCAGATACAAGGGGTAGCAGATCATCGAGCCTATTGGTCAGAATAAGCTCAAGAACATTCTTTTCATGCTGAATTACATCAATGCTTCGGTGGAGCAGAACGTATTGATCCGCTTTGATTTTAACTCGGAAGCCACTATCAAAGGTAATTACCACACCCTCAGAATCATCCCACAGTTTTACTGCCGCAGCAATTTCCTGAATGGTAGATGTGTTCGTGAGAACTTCTTTTACAATGGGAATGAGACCACTTGTATACAACTCGAGTTCATTATAGTTACAATAAGCCCCAGAGATGTTGTCACGAACCGCAAGTAGAGTTAGAGCAGCAACAGGGTAATCAATTACTACTTGATTTTCTCGTGAGGTATACTCAAAGATTGGTGTGACATTGTCTTTGACACACTTCCGAAAGAAGGCCACGTAGACTTGCTTTAGGGGCGAATTTTCCACAAACCGTTCGGCCATATCTGAGTATTCAGTAATACCAGCACGAGTTCCAAGACGATAGTCGAAACTGCTGATACCATCACCCAGGGCTACAAGTCTCACCATACTTCCATCCAACTTTTCTAGGACAGAAAATTGCTCGCTGAAGTCGATATCTTCTGCATGCCAACCATCACATTCTCCTAAATTGTGAAACTTGTCGAGGGCAAGACTACAGATCAAGCCATCTTGGTCGAAGCAAGTTCCGCGAAGATTTTTCAGAATAAGAGTTTCCCGGTCATTCTTACCCAAGAAGGTGCCAGGTAGAGTTAGAAAATAATCGATGACACTATAGCCACCCCGAATATTATGCTTGAACTCGGATTTGTTTTTGATTGCTTCTAAGGCGTCTGATAGATTAAACACTTTATTTCCTAAATTCTTCGGTCCAACGAATAAGTGCTTCCCAAGATTCCTTCATGGAAATACCGAACTCTTCAGCCATAACTGAGGGCGCTGCGAACATGTTAATATGGCCACTTTCTCTGACTAGATAGAGAAAGTCAAAGAAGTCTTGATCTGCGGGGTCTTTAGCTTTAATCATAATAATCAGTTGGTTTCAATAAAGAGGAGACATTCAGACAGATCGCCTTGCATCAGAACATCGCCGGATTCGTTGATGACCTGGTAGGTCTCGTTGATATCACTCACACAAATCAGTTCAAGATTTTTCATTTTGGTCTTTCAGGGTATGTGTTTATTATACCACACCCCAGAATAAAAGTAAAATGATTTCAGTAGAAGGCTGCCTTACGCTTTCCTGTGTCTCGATTTTTCTCTGAGTGATTGTAAATTTCTGCTAAGATTTTTGGTTGCTGGTCGGTCGGGCGCCAGGCAATATTTTTATTCACAGCCAGAAATTTGAGAATCTCCACGTGGTCCAGGGCACGGAATCGAATCACACCTGCGCATCGACCAGGTCTTGTAAGAGCAGGATCCACATCATTCAAGTTTTCTAGGTTAGTACTGAAAATCATTTTTTTATTGGCTGCAGAAACTAGACCATCCGAAGAGTTAAGAAACTTTACCATCATTTCATTTCCAGATGCTCGAGTACCTAATAGGTTGTCAGCATCTTCAAAGACTAGAGTTCCAGCATCAGATTCAGCAAAATTAGCAAAGATACTATCTTTGGCCATGATTAAAGGATCATAGGTTACCATCGCTCCACGCTTAGACTTTGAAATAATATGTTTAATAAGATTTGTCTTTCCGGTGCCCGGCGGGCCAATTAGTAATAGAATATTTTCTGGGCCATTTAAATATTTTTCCACAAGATTATCTAAACCACCTTCGATGAAGGGATATGAGTCATCAGTAATTCCAATTGGTTGGAACAATGGGATGAGTACGGAATTCATATCCGTCGAGGTGATCCATTCAATGGAGCAAGGAATAGACTCGTAGTTATCTATAAAAGACTTTTCAAGAAAAGTTACCAGAGCTAATTCACCTAGAAGTTCAACCTCAATTGAAGTTGATGACGTTTTAATAGATACCATTAGGGTATTATCTTCATTAACCATCTGAGACAACCTAGTACTGACCGCAGTAGAGATCATCCTACTTTTGTTTAGGTTAGAAACAAACTCGATAATATCGCTGACATCTAGAGCGCCGCGAGAAAGATTCACGAATTTGCCAAAGACTGATCTTTTGGCCGTAATATTCGCCATGAGAAATTGAGATTTAATATATTCTGTGATATCTGTTTCGCAATAACTAATTTTTTCTTGAGTCATACTCGCCTTCATAGTTTGATTAATCGCAACCGTAACACCGTTTGAGAACCATCGTTTCATTTGTATTATAATCTTTCAAGTTTTATTCCGAGTGACCCTAGTAGGTCAGCACCAGAACTGTCCCTATATGAATCTCTATAATAGACATTCTTAATACCAGAGCCGTATATCAATTTTGAGCAATGGAGACACGGCAATAGGGTTACATATAGGGTAGCATCTTTTGCTGAAATGCCAGACCGCAGCATTTTCATTAATAGATTTTCTTCGGCGTGTTGAACATTGGGCGCTGTGACTGTTGTTAGAACTCCATCTTTTACAACATCTAACTCACATTGATTCGGTGTTCCTGCCGGGGTTCCATTCCAACCAAAGGAAATTACATTGCCGTCTCTAACAAGAACAGCTCCAACCTTAGCTCTAACCGCATAACTCATTTGGGCAATTCGTTCTGCCAAATCCATGTACAGCTGATTATATCGAAGTTCCTTTTCAGTCACTTTAGATAGCCGATTCCCTGAAGTTTTTCTAGGGTGATATTGGGATAAAGAATGTCCAAGGTCTGTTCCTTAATAGCAATTAGAATCTTTGCTTCCTCATCAGACAGGGATTCTAGACACGAAATAAACATTGTTTCCCGCTTTAGGGGCTTAAGATCATCACGACAATAAACGTAGAATCGTCTGGTCTCCATATAGAAGGACCCAGTCAACTGAATCGAGGGCCCTAATTGAGACTTATATGGGGGAATGCCCTCAGGAAGAATAAACTTTTTTTCTGGTAGAAAGGCGTGTTCAAATACAGGTCGGATGACTCCGTTGTTAACATACTTAACTAGCGAAGTGATATCTTTATTTGCATCACTGAGAATGTCTTTAATTAATTCCATAATATCTTTCAAAATTCCATTACACGGGGTAGGATCTGCTTCAATTTATATTTAATACATAGATCCATAATACCCTGCCGATTTGCCCTATCTGGGGCCATCTTGTACTGTTTAATGATGCGATCTCGTAGATCGGTTGGCACAAATTCTGAGCTGATCAGTTGTTCGTTTCGTTTGTATCGAGCGAGTTCAAAAGGAGTGAGAGATGATAGATTAGAGTATTTTTTGATTACAGCTTTATTAACGGGTTTTGCACGCCCATATTTGGCTTTATTCATAAAAAAGTCATCTTCCATAACCACACTAGGGATTCCATCACCTGAGTCGCCGGCAATGATCTTTTCAATCAAGAAGTTTTTGTCTGGCTTAGGAACAAGTTTTTTTACTCGTGGGCTCCATTGAGCATAGTTTTTGTGCTTGTATTGCTGAAGAAAGTCATGGTCCGCAGAGATATTCATTACGCGCTGCGGCGATTCCTCTAGTCCGTCTTGGATAAATTCGTTCTCGGCGAAATAGTCAGACAGTGTAAAGATAATATCATCACCTTCGGCTTCATCGTCCTGAAGGACCTTATATGGAAAGAGGGTTGCCATTTCCATTTTGATCTCGTGCATGATACTGAAAATTGATGGCCAATCGGTGTCTGATTCCTCACGATTGGCTTTTCGCATTCCCTTATAGTGGGGGAAAACTTTTTTGCGCCAGTTTGCCTTACCATCGCATGCAACAATAATATTGCCACATTTTTCTGACCATTGACGCTTATATCCAAGCATAGTAGTAAAAAAAACATGTCTGGCAATCTGACCCATTTTCTCAGTAGATTCTCCGAGTTTGAAGTCAGATGGGAATGCGGTCACAGACGCAATGTATACGTTGGACATGTCGATAAGCACTGGAATAATGTTCTCCTTGGATGGTTTGGGCTATTATAACATAACACAAAATAAAAGTAAAATGGGGCACCTCGTAAGAAGCGCCCCATTTCTAGATATGAGAGAGGAAATAAAGCACCAGCCAGAAGCCGGGTATATATAGGCAGCTGCCCAGCAGTAACTTAAAGCCTAGTTCTCCCAACCTACCCGTTTTGGTTGGTCTAAATTTTCTTAGCGGTAACATTATTTCTCGCCGAATACCAATTTATAGCTAGCTTCCAGTTCTGCATTTTCTTCCTGTACCGTACTGAATCGACTCTTATGAAATACACGAGCTAACTTTTTAAGAAGAGGTTTTTCTAAAGAATGTTCCTTGGCAATGGCGGAAATTGCTTCTTTTTGGAAATCGCGTTCGCCTTCAACCCGGGTCATTGAACCACTAAGTTCATTAATGAGACCCTTAATTGCCGTAATCTGAAGTTCCGAGTAGGTAACTAGATCGGATTGTAAATCTTGATTGTCATTCATAATAATGTTTTCTTGTTTAACAGTTCCATTTATCCAGGGCTAATTTTTTCCTGGTAGGTTCACCATCGGGGGTTTTCATTGGACCTTCTACACCAGACATTCTAGCGCAGAAACTTTTTCTTCGGTTTGCAGCCTTACTACCGGGCTCTAGTTCTGAAGGTGGTGTAGTTACAGGCGCCTTCAGATTACTTCCAGTTTTACTATTGTAGTGATCTCGCCCTTTCTGAGTTAAGCCACCAGTTGGGCTCTTGAAGCCGTTTGCATCCTCATTGGTCTGAGAATTTTTTAGATCGGCTGCGGCCGGCGCGCCATCAGAACCAGGCTTTCGCATTTTTTCGCCGGAACCATTTTTAATCCGTTCACGCTTTTTGTGGATGTTATCCCAAAGGCCATTTTTCTCGTTTAACTCGAGAAAGTCTCTAAATGATTGCATAAAAACTCCAGGGTTGTGTCTACTATTTATGCAATTTAGAGTGTTTGATCTTAGAAACTCAAGTGGTAGTTATCGTTTCTTGTGAACAATCAATAGTGATCAAACCCTCAGCGCTCAAATAGACATAACTGAGGATTTGATTCTCATTGAAACTACGAAATTCATCAGCATCAAGATCAACCACCCGAAACAGCCTAGGTTTAGCAGGAACTACGTGATCCTTCACGGGTTCGGCTACAAAAAGATGACCGGCTAGAGCCACATTAGTAGTACATCGCATAATGCGGATGGTACCATCTTTTTTGGTAAAAGTAACAATTACTTGCCCGTCATTAAGAGCAGTATGGAGATTTTTAGTAGTCATTTTTATGGTTTACATTTGTGAGTAAGAATAGGTTTAGCTAGTTCGGGATTTCTGACTACTTTATTCTGAGGATGCAATAGCCACGCGGTTCCCATTTTTTGCTTTACTTCTTCCATTCGGACTCGGTTTCGACCCATCAGATCAACATGTTCTTGTGGGTATTCCTTCATGTCATATTTTTGCATTTCAGGCTTCCTTGGAGTAAATTGTAATACACCGACCGGACTTTTTAGAGTCACGAACCGCTTTTAATGTTCGGTTTGCTACCCGTGTCAGCTTTTTAGCTTCCTTGGATTTTGGTGTCAAATTGATGGAGACGAATACAGATGCAGCCATGAGTTTTCCCAGAAGTTAAGAAGATTAAAAGGAAGTATTCAAACCAGTGATGTTGGTAAAATCTTTTTGAAGCATGTCAGAAAAGATACCGAAACTTTTCGCGATACTTTTGACTGTTACCCCTCGGACTTTAAAATAGTCAACTGTATAGGTATCATCTGGAGTCAAAGTAATCTTTACCGAATTGATGCCACCTCGGGCGAAATTACTCGGCAATTTGAAGTGAAGTGCATCTGGGCTAGAAGCCAGGTTTTTTGCTCCGGTCATTGCGACAAAACGGTTGCCGCCAAGCTGGGAGAGGATGATCTGTGCAGTATTCATTTATGATCCTTGGTTGGTATGTGTTTATTATAACACAGGCAGGAATAAAAGTAAAACTTACGCGTACTCCACTACCGTCACCGAACCACCTTGATCCTCAACCACCAGAGCAAAGTCCTGTAGAATTTTCATAATTTCCTGGGCTTGTCCACCAGCCAGTCCCATGCCGATCATGGGAAACCCGAATCGGCAAGCTTTATTATGATATGAAAGCTTACGGAGGATAAGACGAAAAGACTCATACTCGAACTTATCCAATGGTATCAATCCCACTCGGTTACAATCGAATTGTGTATAGGCATTCACAATTATAAATTGTCGACCTGCCCCACCAGACTTTGCCAGGGTATAGGTACCTAGTTTATCAATGTTACCCATCTCGGTGCTTTTATCAGCAGAATATGCATAGGGGTATCGTTCCTTGATCTGCTTTGCGATTCCCGAGCCCATTGCGTTGAAGCAATTGCAGCCGTGGACGATGATATCAAACTCGCCGGCGTCCGCCATATCAAGCAGATTTCCTTTTACAAGTTTCATAGTGAAGTTGAGCCTAGCCCACCCTCTCCACGAATTGTCTCTGAAAGCTCACTCACAGGATAGAAGACGACTTTTGGTAGCGGTAGAATTACCGCTTGTGCAATAGCCTTAGTCATATCTGGCACAAATCCATCTTTGGAGTCCACAATCAACTGAACTTTTACTTCTCCCCGATAGTCTGAATCGATTAGACCAACACAATTGGTCAGACGCATCTGGTTTTTGAAACCGTGACCCGAGCGACTCAGAATAAACATACCGTAACCCTCGGGAATTTCCACCGCAAACCCAAATCCAAACGTATGGAGATTATCTCCCTCGAAAGTTTTAAGGGATGTGGCTGCATAAAGATCGAATGCACCCGAGCCATCCGTGGCATAGGTTGGGATTTTTGCATTTTCGTGCAGCTGTTTGATTGCTACTCGTAGCATGGTTTGTTCAGTTTGCATAATTTCCTTAGTTAAGCGGTTGGATAGTAATCCATATCTTCGTCTATGTCGTCATCAAGACAGGTATTAACACTTAGATCTCCAAAATACAAAGTTCCTTTATGTGTAAAGCTAAAAAAGGGTTTGTCAAAAACATGGATCACGCCTCCACTACGGATGTCAGAAATTTGCATATCTCGAATATCACTTACCAGAATACAACCAATGGAGCCAGAATCGACACCAATGCTTCCACCAGTATTCGTTTGATAGGTCCCATCTCCATACATAGTATCATAACTAACAAATCGGCGGCCATCCTTTAGAGTAAACGCACCTTCCTTGCTTTGATTAGATCCACCGAGGAAGAACAACTCACAGCATTCATCCCACTCAGTAGAAAGAACATAACAAAGATCGCCAATATAGTACTCACCTGCTGGCATCATTTCTTGATTCATATTATTTCCTAAGTTGTTAATAAGTTATTATATCACAGGCAAGAATAAAAGTAAACTCTAGCGACCCACGTTCTTGATTCGCCAGAAAGTACGCCACATTCTGGATGCTTGGGTACGATGGAGGCTTTTAATGCCACAGCTAAGCTTAACACCATCAAAATAACAGAATGGTTTAGGTCGCTTCTGACCAAAAATAAGTCTGTTTGCGATTCGTTCATATGATGACTTCATCATGATTTATCCTATGATGAGAGCAAAAGTCTGACCAGCATAACCATTGGCTGCACTATTGTTAATAGCATTATTCAGATTTTTCACCAACGAACCAATTGTGGTTGGATGCCGGTTGATTTTTTTATTGCCCTTTTCGTGTGACCAGGATGCGCCGCACTCCAGGGTATAACTGCACTTCGCGGTGATCTCAGTCAAGGTGCCAGTAATCAGACTGACGGAACCGGTGCGATCATTGGTACGAGAAATTGTATGGAGTTTCATAATATTCCTTGGTGGGGTATGTGTTTATTATACCACACCACAGAATAAAAGTAAAACTTACTTCTCTACACGCTCCAGCTCTTTCTCAAGGATTTTCTCAGGGGCACCCGGGGGCATAATTTTTCTCAGCCACGCCTGTGGAACATGGGCTCGATTTCCAACTGCTCCATACTCAGTCACCAGCTCATCTCTTGCTGATACAAGCCAAATTGTACCATTCTTACTATGTGCCCCATCAACTCGAATGCATTGAACTATCTTACCGATAGAGATACCATCGACACTCTGGACAATTTCAGCTAGGTCACCTGGAGAAAGTCGATTATCTTTATTCATTGAATGGTCCTATGTTCCGCAAAAGTATGTACACCCTGCCTGGCTAAAACTATTTTTGATACGGCTGCATCAACAGAACTAGACAGCCAGGCTATTTCAATTTTACTCAATTCATCGTCATCGATGTCACCATCAAACCAGGCTTGAAGTTTTTCTTGATCCATTAAAGTTCCATAATAAAGTTAGGGTCAAAGTCGCCGCATGTTTTCTCACCAACATAGCCACGCGGGTTACAAACTACTCGGGTATCGCCGATCATATAATCAAAGCAATTATGTACGTGCCCATTTCCTGATTCATTATCTAAATTTCCATTGTATAAATAGATGATACTCGCGAACTTGGCGGTTCCAGTACATAGGAAGATTAAGATCAAAGGTATGGGGCGGTGGCAATAAGCACTCTATCGGATCCAGATGGTTTAATAATGGTTTAAAAGAAAATATGTGCCACGTTCATCGGGAGTTGATTATCACCCAGGTAGATTACCTAAGATTTAAGCCAATCGTAGTCGGTTTTAACATTCTCTGGATGAGGCATGTTATCTAGATCAATAATTTTGCTAGAATTGAACAAAGCAGTTCTAGCCTCACCCACATAACCTCTTGGATTAGCTGCAATTAGGGTATCACCGATATAGTATCTATAGGTATGATGCATATGCCCCGCAATCCAGAGCTTAATCTGTGGGCGATCTAGAATAAACTCACTCAAATCCGAAGCATAAGCACCATTCATCAGATATTGATCTTTATAATGCTCGTGGATACTCATTCTACTTGGTGCATGATGACCAACTACTACAAACTTTTCATCGTGCTTACCCTCTACAATTAGGGAGATATATTCCAATGTTTTTTTATGACGTAGGACAGTAGTAGCCGGCTTAAGCTTAGTAAAACCAATCTCATCATTCCTAATTATATTATAATCCTGCATTAGATCTTTAGTGGCATGCAAAGTTAGTGGGTCGTAATTATTCATATCGGTCCACAATGTGCCACCGATAAATGTTACATCATCTAGTTTGAAAATATCATTCTCAAGAAAGTGGATATTAGGGAACTTCGACACCGTTTCACGGAGAATCTGTAGACTTTTTACCCAATTTCCCTGGTAAAACTCATGATTACCTGCAATATAGATCACATGAGGAAATGCTTCTGATACCTGTTTAAAGAACTCAAGGTATCGAATTGCTGCTTGTTGTCTGGCTCCAAACTTAGAAATGGTCTCGGTTTTCAATGGATCATAGCCGGGAATATTTCTATCCAGATCATCGGCGACACAAATGTCACCCGCTAGAATTAATACATCAGCGCCTGCATTAGTGATGGTAATTCCACCGAATTCAAGATGTAGGTCTGAGACCACCTGGCACTTCATATGATTACCTAAAGTTCATCCAGGGGAGACTATCCTCTAGGAAGTTTTTACAAGATTGTGGGTTGCGGTAAAGATGACCGAGTCCGCCAACAGATTCCCAATCCGTGATATTAGATTGCTTATCATCGATTAAAATATCACCAGGTTTGGCATGATACTTTTTCTGGTGAGCATACGGACCGAAAAAGATATCCATGAATGGGAAGTTTTTCCGCACCCAGTCGACTTTATCCATACCAGCATATTGCCAGGTGTACTTTTCATCATATGGGAGTGCAGTCAGGAAGGCTTGTTTGAAACCATCTTCCTCAAGGGCAACAATGATTTTCTGCACTTCATCTACAACTTCAAGATCACGGAAAATTCTGGGTGCATCTGCTCGGACGGTTTTCCAATCGGTAAGAGAGATAATATCGCCGATGCGGTGGGGTGTGCCCGTAAGTCGAGTAACAGCCCCGGCAAAGTCAGTGGCGCAGTCGTCGAGATCCCAATAAATCATGTTACATTCCCGATCTTTTGGCGCATGCCATTAACTGAAGTCATAGAGTAAAAAATTTGTAGTTGAAGTGGCATGCCGCGGTAAATCTCATCGGTAATCTGATCCGGCTTAGGAAATCCCTCTGGTAGAGACTTGTTATAACCGTATTTGGTAGAAGGGCAAAGACCTAGAGCGGCCATTTCAGGATATGTTAGCATTATAGTGCTCAGTTCTATCTAAATCTTCGGGTTTGAATTGGTAAGTAGCTTACAGGTACTTTCGACCAAGTCAGTTAGCACTTTAATCGCTTCATTCAACTGTTCTTGAGACATGATACTTCAGCAGTTGATTTGAATAACAACACAGGGTTGATTTTCATCATCTGGCCCAAAATCCTCGGCAGTAAAGCAATCGACGCGATCTATGAAGTGAATATGAACACCGCCATCTCTATTATCATTGACCTCTACAGTCAGATCCTGAGGCATGGTCTGAAGAATGGCGATGAGTTCACTAACGGTCATGACATTTCCTTGGGTTTCTGTGTTGATAAGTTATTATAACACGCCTCAGAATAAAAGTAAAATCTACTTTTTAGGCTCCGGACTTTTTGCCGAAAATTTTCTCCCAAGCCTGGTCATAAGCTTTTTGTCGGTGGATCGCTGGACGGGACCCCCCTTACATCCTCGCCGCTCATACCCGAACCACCAACTTGTTAAAATCGGGGGTAGCATAATACCGTTTAAACTCATTCGGTGCACCTAGATTATAAATCATCTCAACCACAGGTCGGTCATAGATATTCTTACCGGAATATGCAACAATACCTAGTTCAGGATAAACTGTTCCATTAGACCTATTACCATCATACATGATATGTACCATCAATGCAGCAGTAGAAAATCCATTAACATTTTCCGGAAGAATACTACGATCCGCCAAAAGATCTTCAAGCGAAGAATGCCAACGCATATTATTAACATGGGCACGCGCCATAACAAATGATGAACCACCCATAGGGTTTAGGCTTCGTGTATTAACATAGGTCAGATAGTTAACAAAATCGCCTTGGGGTTGAGTACCGTAAATTGGATTCATATTATGCCTAAACAAATAGATGGAGTTTCTTAGAGGCTCGACTGCAAGCCACATAAAGCATTTTTGTTCTGTCTTCGATATTTTTGTTGAGAAAAATGTCGCCAGCCTCGATAAACACTTCTGGGATAGAACTTCCCTGACTCCGATGGGTAGTCATGGCATAGGCGTGTGATATACTATGGAATGTCTCCTTAAGTTTCCAAAATGGAAACCAGGCTTTAGTAGACGAATATTTATCTAACATATCCTGATATAGTACTTTCCCCGCCTCATGGATTACATATGATGTAATCGTTGAACCACCATCAAGTTTAATCTGTAATTTCCAAGCCTTAAGTGGATATTTATTATGGGTTGTAACATCTACTTTTGTAACAATTCCTTCCTGATCTGTGTGGGCCAAAGGAATCTTATTTTTTCCAACTTCCTGATACACCGGTTCCTTGAATACAACTCGATCACCAACTACGAAGTCAGAGTCAATCCCAGGGCAATGGGCTTCTCGAATTAGGCGGTTCAAGAAGTCCACAGTTACATTCCTGAATGCAATCGCTTTTGCCTCACCACAATGGAATAAGCCTTTCTTGGCCGCGCACTCGATGCCATCCATAAATTCAGTATCACTTTCAATTAGTACATCTTCACCCGGGGAAACAAAGACCGGTTTTGGATTGTCCCGAATTGATGTAACAAAAGCCAGAATGCTGTTCTGGTGTCGCATGATTTTGGTTAGTTCAAAGTCTACTGGAAACTTTTTCCAGATAGGGGAATCCTTTTCCTTAACTGGTGGCAGTTGAGCGCGGTCGCCAATGATTACCATTTTGGTACCAGAGATTGAGGTTTTTGATTCAATATACTCTAGCAGTTCTTCTGAAACCATACTACCCTCGTCGAGAACAACTAGATCATAGTTTTCAATTGTTGTCTGGCCTTTATCTTTTAGCTCCTTGATTGCACCAGTAGCTTCCATTCGAAGACCTAGA